GGAATGTTAAGTGCAAACGGTGGAGGCGATGGAAGCGGAGTTATACCATTAAGCGAACCTGAAAGATTAAAGATTGAACAACAATTCAGACAGGATACAGATATTTATGGTGACAGGAGTAAGGTAAAGATTACAACAGCATCGATGACATGGAACCCTATGAGTTACCCTGTTCGTGACCTTATGTTGTTTGAAGAAATTGAAGATGATTTTTCAACAATTATTGCAGCATTCAATCTTGATAGAGATATTTTTCCATCAATAAAAGGAGCTACTTATGAGAATAAAGCGCAGGGAGAAAAAGCAAGTTATCAGAATGCGATAAAGCCACAAGCGGATGATTTAGCTGATTGTCTTACTCATAATTTTAAAGAAATGTTCAACACCAGGAACAGGAAATTGAAGTTGTGTTACGACCACCTTCCGATAATGAAGGAAGATGAATTGAAGGAGGCGCAAGCTGAAGAAGCAGAAGCAAGGGCGGAACTGTTAGAAGTAAACAGGCTTTCAATTCTTTTAAAAGATGGAGTTATTAATCACGAACAGTATGCGAAACTTGCCGGAGTAGATTTGGATGGAAGTAAAGTAATCACTCAGCAGACACCAACACTTCAAACAACACAAGCGAACTGATGCTTAACTTTTTCAAACGACCAAAAAAGAAACCGGTGCTGATAATGACAGCAACAGAGCAGGTTTATTTTAAGCAGCGAATGAAAAACATTTACCTGATTGCTAAACGAAAACAGATAAAAGATGAACTCAAAAAAGCTATCTGAAGTAAAAGTTGATTTACTTTGTGATAAAGTAGATAAAGCGAAATTGAAAGCTGCATTAAAGAAAAAAGAACTTTCTAAAATTGTTAAGAAATGAAAACGAAATCAGAGTTTAAAACCGAAAAGGAATTTTATAAATATTTATCAGCAAACAAAAGTGAATTGATTGCTTTTAAAAAAGCTACTGTAAAATTCACTGATTCATTTGAATCTGGAAATGAAACCGTAAAGTCACTCAGCACAAATAACGCTGATGATTTAGAGAAAGGAGTAATTAAGCGGACCATCATAGGCAACACTTATAACTGGATGGATTCACACGATGATGTTCATGTGGAAAATACTTTTAGTAAATCAATAGCTGAACGACAAGATAAAATTTGGCACTTACACGATCACGAGCAAAAGATTACTTCAAAGGTTGGTAAGCCAACAAGTATTTATGAAAAGCAAATAGCGTGGAAGGATTTAGGAGTTGATAAAGAAGGCCGTACTATTTGCCTTTGTATGGATTCAAACATAATGAAGGATATGAACGCCGGAGTGTTTGGGCAGTACCTTTCAAAAGAAATCACTCAGCACTCAGTAGCTATGAAGTACATTGATATTAATATGGCCATCAACGATGCTGATTGTAAACAGGAGTATTCAGTTTGGAATAAGTATATTAATCAGTTAGGCAACAAAGCAAAAGCGATGGAGAAAGGTTATTTCTTCGCAGTAAAAGAAGCCGCACTGATTGAGATTAGCGCAGTATTAGCCGGAAGCAACGAACTGACACCAACTATTGACAATGTTGAAAACTCAAAACAAGAAGCACCAAAGAAAATAAATAATTGGGCTATATTAGCCGCTCAATTAAAGTAATTTATTACTCTACACTTCATAGAGCCGCCGAATAAGGCACTTTCATGATAGCCGGATGAGCAGAAAATTTTACTGATTAAAATCATTAAAATTAAAAACTCACAAAAATCATGAAAAAATACCACGAGGCACGAACCTCAAAACTCAGAATGTTTGCATTTGGATTGTTTGCAGTAATCGCACTAATGTGCTTTGCATCAACTCCAACAATTAAAGACGGTGCTAAGGCAACCGCAACAATGACCGCCATGTTTATGGCGCCATTAGGATTTAAAAAATTAAGCCCGGAAACAGAAGTAACCGGCGATGTTTCAAAGCAAGAAGTGTTAAATACGGTATCGGCTAAAGCCATTGAAGAAACAACAAAGCAATTTGCAAAGTTAGTTTCTGAAAATACTGATTTTAAAACACTCAAAGAATTGGAGTCGAAACTGAAAGCTGCCACTACTGATGCTGATATTATCGCATTGAAAGAACAGATAAGAGAAATCGGACTTTCAATTAAAGCTGAAAAAGAAACCGCTAACAAGCGTTACACAAGTTCTAAAACTTTCGGAGAAGATTTATTTGAAACCTATAAATCTTTAATGACACCTGAACAGGTTAAACTGTTCCAATCCGGTCGTAAAGTTGAAGGAGTAGGAACAGAATTTAAAAGCGCAGGCACAATGACTACTTCAAACATTAGTGCTGCATCCGGTTCTATTCCTTATTCACTTGTTGATTTCATTCCTCAGCCTGTTGATATTGTTCGCCGTAACCCATTTGTTATTCAGTTGATTAACACAATGAGAACAGCGAAGAAGATTATCTATTGGGTTGAACAACGCAATCCAGACGGCGGAGCTGGTGGAACAGCGGAAGGAAGCGCAAAGACTGAACAGGATTTTGACTTAGTTGAAAATTCAGCTAATGTTATCAAGTTCACTTCTTACATCAAGGTTTCAAAAGAGATGTTGGATGATGTTCCATACATGGATAACATGATCCGTAAATCACTTGTTGATTTAGTTATGTTGAAAATGGATACTGATGCTTTAACCGGAACTAATACCACTACTTCATTGAATGGTATTCAGAATCAGGCAACAGCTTGGACAGGCGGAACAACATTTGCAGCTTCTGTTCCTTATGCTAATTACTTTGATGTGTTGAAAATTGGTATTAATCAGGTTGCAACTGCAACAGGAGGAGATACTAATTACTCAGCTGACTTTCAGGCGAACATTATTTTGATTCATCCTACTTCATTAACTAAAATGTTAATCCAAAAGGATAGTCAAGGTCGTTATGTTCGTGACTTGCTCACTTATCCATCAAGCAATGTTATTGAAATTGATGGAGTTCGTATTGTAGCTTCAACAGGAGTTCCGGTTGGATATTTCTACATTATGGATTCAACAAAAGTAAATTTTGCTGTTCGTGAAGATGCGATGATTAGCGTAGGATATGAGAATGATGACTTCACTAAAAACTTAGTGACCATTCTTGTTGAAACTCGTGGATGTTTGTGGATTCCAAATAACTACTTAGGTGCTGTTGTTTATGGCAACTTTACTACAGCAGTAGCAAGTATTCAGAACTCAGTATCATAGTTTAAATTGATTGCTTTTCAAAAAACCCTCATCATTAATTTGGTGGGGGTTTTTTATTTGTAAACAATTATTATATTTGCATTATGGGGCGCAGTAAAAAAGAACCAACAACTACTATTGCAATAAGAGTTAAGAAGAAAAATAAAGAGTTGATTGAGCCAAAAGTTAAGCAGATAAAAAAGAAGTTTGACAAATGAACATTGCAATTCTCACCTGTACTTTCAAACGACCTGAACTAAACGAGATAGTACATAAATACTATGCTGATAACTTTGAGAATTGTGTTTTAATTTCCGTTAGGGCTTTCAATGATTATCAAAATATAAATTACTTATGGAATAATTATAACTTCCAAAACGAACCACTCGCACAAAAATTTAATTTCGCTTTTGAAAGAGCGAGAACATTTAATCCTGATGCAGTAATATTAATTGGTTCCGCCGATTTACTCAGTAAAGAATTAGTTGAATACTACCAAAAGAATTATTCGCCTGATGCTGATTATGTTTTAGGACTGAAAGATTTATACTTATACGAAATATCAACACGCAGAAATATGTGGTGGCATGGCTTCCCTCCGGCGTATGCAGACCAACCAGTAGGAGGTGGAAGGATATTTAGTAGAAAGTTATTAGATAAAATTAATTGGCGGCCTTATGCTAATATGACAATAAATAGGGGGTTAGATAATAACAGTTCTATTTACATGAAATCAAAAGGTATAGGAATGCAAACGGTTTTGATGCAGGATTCAGGAATAGCAGTTGGATTAAAACCATTTCAGACACTTAACAAATTTGAAACATGGCTTTACAATGGAGAGTTGATTGAAAGTAATTTGATGCAGAATAAATTTAGTGATTACTTGGATGCTATTCACGCAACAGAACCGAATGAAAGTAAATTTAAAGGAACTGTAATGGTTAGATTTTTAAAAGACCTGGAGGAGTTCAGAGATGGAACAGAAATGGCAATGGATGGAATGACTGCTTTGGGATTGGTTAGAAATAAAATAGTAGAACTTGTATGAAATTCTTTAAAGGTTTATTCATTGGTTTATTCATCGCTCTCATAATATGGGCAACAATTTACTATGTATGCACAAATTTATAATTATCAGTTCCGGTTATAATTGTTTTGACAAAGTGAATGCCTGTCTTACTTCATTTGTCAGATTGAATTATAACAATTGGGAGGCAGTAGTAATAAGTGACGGCTCAACAGATAACACAGCGATTGAGCTTTTAAAATGGAAGCGAAATCCAAAATTTCATGTTGAAATATTTAACGACAATGCAGGTGCAGCCAAAAGAAGATTCGATGCAATAAAAAAACATTCTAAGTCACCTGATGATATTATTGTGTTGGTTGGTTTGGATGATGAATTAAAACCATTAGCACTCAATTATATTTCAGACAAACATAATGAAGGTAAGTGGATGACTTACGGAACATGGGAGGATCAGAAAGGAAATCAGTTAATGAATGATAATTCATTTGACATAAACTTTTCGGATGAGATACACGCAACCCTGGACTACAGAACTGTTCCTTTCAGAAGTACAGCACCAAACTCTTTCAGAAGATTTTTATTCGACCAACTAACAGAAGATGATTTTAAAATAAATGGTGAGTGGTTTCAATGCACTACTGAAAGCAATATGATGTTTTGCTTTTTAGAAATGTGCGGTAAAGAACGGATTGGAGTAATCACTACTTCGATTTATATTTATAACATGAGGGGCTCAATGGGAACCAAATCAAGAATAGGAGCCGCTCGACAGAAGGAGGTTTACAACAATGTGATTCAACGAAATAAAAAAGAATTATATGAGAGAACTTAAAGCAACTGAAGAGGCATGGCAGAAAGCAACAGCCGAACTACGAGCAAGAGGCCCACGCAACAATGTAGGAGAAAGCAGGGAACAGGCATATATCAGAGATTACAAACACCACCTGAGCAAAGTGTTCGTTGGTAAATCAGTGCTTGATGTTGGCTGCGGAGCGCAGTTTTTAAAGACTTGTTTGCCGGAAGGAGTTGATTATTTAGGTATTGATGCTTTTCCTATTGACTTAGATTCTTATAAAGGAAATATAGAATCAGAATCAACATTTAATATTTTAAAGTCATTAGATTTTGAAACAATTTGCGCTTTTGCTGTGATGGATAATTGTTTAGACTTTGACAAAGCAATTGAAAATATGAAAATGATTGCTCAAAAGAATATTGTTTTCCTGACAGGGGTAGGAATCGAAATTGATAAATTCCATACGCTGCGATTAGAGATGGAGGACTATGAAGAAAGATTTTCCGACTGGACACATGGATACAGAGAAGAGGTAGCCCCGAAAGTATTTTTGTTGGAGTATTTAAAGCCGCCATTCACAAAATAATATTATATTTGACCTGAGTAAAAATTGCAAGAATGACTACTTCACAAACTTTTAATGCCCCGATTTCATTGAGCGATATTGCGCCCTTGCAAGCCATTACTCCGCAATATGGAAAAGGGGCTAATAGTTTTATGCAAGAAGAAATTTGGAAAGACATACCTGATTACGAAGGTATTTATCAAGTGAGTAATCACGGAAGAATAAAATCACTACCTAAAGTTATCGGAAACAAATCAAGAGGTGCAAAAAAAATAAGGGGCGAAGTAATTTTAAAATGCAATTCAAAAAAACATTACTCAAAAATAAATTTAGGTAGAGATAATGCTTTTACAGTTCATAGACTTGTAGCGAAAGCATTTATCCCTAACCCTGAAAACAAGCCGTGGATTAATCACATCAATGGAATCAAAACTGATAACCGCGTTGAAAATTTGGAGTGGTGCACCGGAAAAGAAAACTCCGACCACGCTTTTAAAAGTGGGTTGAATACATATCAAACTCAAAACCTAATACCTAATCAAAGAATATTAAATAAGGAGCAGGTTGAAAAAATAAAGTCTGAATATGTTCCGCGAAAAGTTAGTATGTATGTACTTGCAAAAAAGTATAACACATCGCCATCAATAATTTGTCGTGCTATAAATGGAGTTTATGATTAATAAAATTAATTGGCTACTTGAATACACACGACCATGATTAAAATCGCAGTAATCACAACGGCATACAAGCGGCCATTAATTCTTGATTTATTTCTTAAAAACTTTATATCAGTAAAGAGAGATATAAAAGAATGGTGCGACCTTCAATTATTTATAGCAGGTGATGAAGAAATTAATTACGGCAAAGTGGAGGGCTGCACATTTATAAGATTTGAAAATAAGCCATTGGGTAAAAAATGGAACTCATTACTTGATTTCACAAAAGGATTTGATTATAACTTTGTGACTGGGTCTGATGATATTTTTAACGCTCAATTATTTGAATCATACAAACCTTACATTTATTCCGGTTATGATTATCTTGGCTTACTTGATTCCTATTACTATTATATTTATTATGCTGATTGTATTCGCTATTCTGAGGGATACAAAGGAGCAAGACAAGGAGAGCCGGACGGAGGAGGAAGATTAATTCATAAGTCGATTATAGAAAAGTTAAGATATAAACTTTGGGATGATGAAATTGATAGCGGATTAGATTGGTCGATGACTAAAAGAATCAAACCATTTATTACAAAGAGCAA